TGCGGCGGTGGTGGTGGTGGTGGCTGCGGTATGAACCCGGGGCTTGGTGGTGCAGGCGGTGTTGGTGGTCGCGGCACTATCTACGTTTATAGCTTCTAAATGACAAACAAAGTCGTCATCATTACAGCGGGCACGACATGGGCCGTTCCCGCTGATTTTGACAGTACGAATAACACTATCGAAGTAATCGGCGGTGGTGGTGCGGGTGCGGCAGGTAGTCCGTCATCTGAAGCAGGCGCAGGCGGTGAAGGTGGCTATTACGCCAAAATTTCAAATACTACTTTAACACCCGGGTCAACTGTTGCTGTTCAAATTGGCGCAGGCGGTGCTACTGTCAATTCAAACGGACAGGCCACATACTTAAAAGATAATTCAGCAACGACTATAGTTCAAGCAAAAGGCGGTCTTGGCGCAACTACATCCTCTGTCGGAGCGACAGGCGGAACGTCAGACACAACGATAGGAACCACTACACATAGCGGCGGTTCAGGTGGTGACGCTAACGTAACAACTACTGATGCTGGTGGCGGCGGTGGTGGTGCAGCAGGCCCGTTAGGTAATGGTGCTAAAGGTCAAAATGATTCGACACTAATAAGCCTAGGCGGTGGTGGCGGTGGTGGTGGTAACGGTGGTGGTTCCACTGGTACACAATCAACAACTAGCACAGGCGGCCCCGGTGGTGCAAATCAAGCCGGAAACGGTGCGGGTGCCGCTGGCGCATCTGGTGTTGAATCTCCCGCTGCTGACGGTTCAGTCGGAACTCTTGGTGGTGGCGGTGGCGGCGGTGGTGGCACAACTAACGGAACCACAGGCGGCGGTGGTGGTGGTAACGGCGGTAACGGTATTGAATGGACTACTGTCGGCTCAGGCGGTGGTGGTGGTGGCTGCGGTCGCGCAGGTACAGGCACTAGACAGCCGGGTAACGGCGGTCTGTACGGCGGCGGTGGTGGTGGTTCAGACGGCACAGGTTTCGGCACAACGTTCGGAACCGGCGCCAACGGTATCATAGTTATTACGTATTCACCTGTAGATACGACACTACGCACCTATTTCACTAAAAAGCGCAGTCAAACTTACGATTATTCTGGTGCTGGATGGTTTAGTATTGCAATGGAATCTGCCGGTCTATTCGACCGTGACATGATTAAAGCTGCAACTTCTGCAGCAACCATTCCTGCATCTGTAGGCGCATACACGCTAACAGGCATTGCTGCAGGTTTAGACCGCAATTCTAAAGTTGGTGCTGGTCTTGGCGCATATTCATTAACTGGTATTAGCACTGCGCTAGATCACAATTATTCAACACCGCTTTCTGTGGGTACTTATTCACTCACAGGTCAAATTGCACTACTTAAATACGCTAGGGATAATCCAGTAGTAACCGGCAATTATGCACTTACCGGTGTTTCTGCTAATTTAGATCGTAATTTAAAAATATCGGCTAGTGTCGGTTCATATTCACTAACAGGAATTGCTGCAAATATAGGCAGAGCATTTACCGTTGGTGCAATACAGGGTTCATATTCATTGACGGGTCAAAATGCGATACTTACGCATGCGTCAAAGATTCCTGAAGTAGCCGGATCGTATGTTCTGACAGGCATTGCTGCAGCATTGAAATACGCCAGAGTTACGCAATTTGCAACTGGCGCATATTCGCTTATAGGTCAAGCTGTAAATTTTGTTAGAACGCTTCGCCTTATTGCATCTGCCGGTTCTTACACGTATTCGGGTGTTGCCGCACTGTTAAAGGTTAATCGTGTCAACGTTACGTCAGTAGGCGCTTATACACTTACAGGTCAAGCTATCGGCTTGCTTGAATCGTATACATTGCTTGCCGCTGCCGGTGCCTACAGCCTGACGGGTCAAAATGCGGGCCTGTACGGCTCGCGGTTCGTCGGGGCTGTCTCGGGTGCCTACGCACTGACCGGGATCGCTGCGGCCCTGTCTCGCCTGTCTGCGGGCACATTTCAGGCGGGGCAATATCTGCTGACAGGGAACAATGCAGGATTGCTCAAAACTTCGAAGCTTTCCCTTGTAGTCGGTGCTTATACGTTGACTGGAATTGCGGCCGCATTGTCTAAAGTAGCGGCAGGTCAATTCTTGACAGGATCATATGCCTTAAATGGTCAGCCTATTAACCTGTTTTATTCGCGTGTTGAACGCAATGTTACCGGCATCTATGTATTGTCAGGGCAATCTGCAAACCTGCTTAAACCGACACATTTAAATATCGGTCAAGGCATTTATTCGTTGCTAGGTAGTGACGCTGGTTTGTCTAAGATAAGCGCTATTGCTATAGCTGTAGGCGCCTATAACCTTTCAGGAAATAACGTAAATCTAATTCATGTTTCATCGCTTGTTGGTCTAACAGGCAGTTATTCATTAATTGGTTTAGACGTATCTCTACGTAAAATAGAATCGTTTATTCGTTCTATAGAGCGCACCTATTCTGTACAAAGTGAAAACAGGTTATATTCGCTGAATCCTGAAAGTCGGCTGTACGCAGGAATAACGCCTGAAAATCGTATCTATTCGGGTATTCTTGCTGAAGACCGTAAACACGGAACTTAAAATGTCTACTGAAACTTACGATGTAACTAATCCCGATCAACCGGTAATTCCTAAAGACCCTGATGCGGTTTTGGATTATTCAGAAGATTGGACGGCTTGGCTAGCTGCAGTTACTGACACTATTTCTAGCGCGGAACTTATTTTTAAAGACCCGTTATGTACTCTAGCGCTTGACTCTGCACACCCTACCGTCTTGACTGATGGATTGATAGTAACCGCTTGGATAACTGGCGGCAGACCCGGCGTAAAAGAAAACGCGACATTCCGTATTCATACCGCAGCCGGGCGTATAGACGACAGAACATTATATTTTAAGGTGAAAGACAGATGACAGCATTTGTCCGTCAAATCGCTACTGCGAAACGCCTCATTGAAAAGAATGGGGCTAATTGCACTTGGCGTCAACTTCCAGATGCAACACCTGATACTTTGGAACCTTGGAAGGTTGTTGCAGGCACACCTAAAGATTTTAAGAATATTCGCGTTGTAATCCTGCCTTATACACGTATGGGATATGAATTTTTGCGTCTTCTGACTGGCACTGAAATTCAAATAGGCGACGTAAAAGGGCTGATGGCACAACAAGCATTCAAGCCGTCTATTACTGACGTTTTGATTCATCCTGACGGTACAGTTTATCGGATCAATAAGCTTGACCCGCTTGCGCCTGATGGAACCCCAATTCTGTATACGTTGGATTTGAAAGTATGATTACGTTGAATCCCGGCGAAGCCTTAGACGTAATGAATGCGCAGATTTTTACTGCGCTTACTGACACTTCAGTGGACACTTTGCTAGGGGCGTTCGGGCCGCTTGTCATCCTGTGGGAAGGTGTAGAAAATCGTGCAAAGCCTGACGGATCAAAATATTGGATTCGCGTTTCGCACAATATCGTCACTTCGCCCCAATCGACACTATCAACGTGTGAAGGTGCGAACGGTCAAAAGCGCTACACAACCTCAGGCTTGACCTTTTTGCAGCTTTTCGCACCTATGGTTGACAAAGAGGTTGCGAGAAAGGCCCTTGACTTGGCTACAATCGCGCGTAATGCCTTCCGAGGGCAACAAGGGCACTCTAGTGATGATTCGGTGTGGTTCCGCAATCCTAGAATCAACAACAATCTACCGATTGAAAACGATCAATATCGGCTTAACGTCATAGCCGAATTCGAATATGACGAACTAGGCTAAAAGGAAATTTCATCATGACGACTTGCACCGTAAATAAGATTGATTCGAACGTCACAGGTTTGGCGTTTGCTGAAGAAGTTTGCTTGAAGCAACTGCCCACACTTGGTGCTGATGGTTTCGATCCAACTTGGTACGGTCTTGAACCGAATTCGTATTCGAACTTCGGTGGCAAACAGACTACCGTTGCACGTCAGCCGATTTCGGCAACGCGCCAACGTAAGAAAGGCACGCTTGTTGGTCTTGATGCATCAGGTGCTTGGAATCAAGACCTGACGCAATCAAATCTGACGCGTTTGATGCAAGGTTTCTTTTTCGCGAATGCCCGCCAGAAGCCCGCAACGCAACCGTTCAACGGTACGCAGCACCCTATTACTAGTGTTGCTACTTCTGACGATAGTTTCAACGCTGCATCAGGTTTGGTTGCATTCTTGACTGGGCATTTGATTAAGGCTTCCGGCTTTGGTCTGAATAATGGCTTGCACCGCGTAACTACCGGTCACGTTGCTGCGAAAACGATGGTTGCAACGAACTTGACGGATGAAGCTGCGCCGCCTGCTGCTGCAAAGCTTGAAGCTGTCGGCTTCCAATTCGCTGCGGGCGTTATGAGCATCACTGCAACCGCTGCTGCGGCTGTGCTTGCGTTGACCGGTGTTGCACAAGCAACCGGTGTTCTGACTTTCAGCGGACCGGGTACTGCTGCAGATACCGTGACTATCGGTACTCGGGTCTATACGCTTGTTGCCGCACTGACTGGTGCAACTGACCAAGTGCTTATCGGCGCTGATGCCACGGCTACCGGTGCCAATCTTGCAGCCGCAATCGACGCTGTTACAGGCGCAGGAACTTCATATAACGTTGGCACTCTTGCAAATACGCAAGTTACCGCCGTGTCAGTCGCCGGTGTTGTGACGCTTACCGCCATCAATGGCGGTGTAGCTTCTAACAGCATTGCAACGACTGAAGCCGGTACGAATACGTCATTCAGTGCTGCAACGCTGACCGGTGGCACTGGCGCTGCAAGTTTCCTTGACCTTGGTTTTGTTCCGGGCGAATGGGTCTTTGTTGGCGGTGACGATGTAGCAACCGCGTTCACTCAAACTTCATCTACCAATCGGCCGGGTTACGCTCGCGTCAGCGCAGTAACCAATTCCTCACTTACGCTGGATGATACGACTTGGACACCGCAAACCGATGCTGGCACTAGCAAGACGATTCAACTTTTCTTCGGCACTGTGATTCGCAACGAACCGTTGTCCGCAGATATCGTTACGCGTTCGTATAACTTCGAACGCACGCTCGGGCATGATGACGTTGGCGTGCAGGCTGAATACCTTGAAGGTGGTATTGCCAATGAAATGAAGGTCAATTTTCCAGAAGGCGACAAACTGAATGTTGATTTGAGCATTGTCGCCCTTGATGCTACTACGCGCACGGGTACGCAAGGCATCAAGACAGGTACTCGTGTTGCGGCGCCGGGTGAAACTGCATTCAACACAGCGCTTGATTTGTACCGTGTGAAGATGGCAATTCACGATGAAACTGCAATGAATCAAGATGCCCTATTCGGCTTTGTCGAAAGCGCAGATTTAGACATTAAGAATAACGCCGCTCCTGTTAAGGCGCTTGGTGTTCTTGGCGCGATTGACGTTTCTGTGGGTAACTTCGAATCTTCAGGCACTGTCACTGCGCTGTTTTCGACTGTTGAAGCATTGGCCGCAATTCGTGCTAATGCTGACATTGGTTTGAACTTCATTGCAGCCCGCGCAAATGGCGGAATGGTGTTTGACACTCCGTTGCTCGGTCTTGACACGTCAGGTCTTGCTGTTGCATTGAATACTGCAATTAAGCTTCCGTTGAATGCGACAGGCGCACAAAACATTCACGGCTTTACTGCGCTTTCGGATTGGTTCCCGTATCTGCCGAATGTAGCTATGCCGGTATAAGGTATCAGGTAGCGCGGCAGTGATAGTCGCGCTATTTTCCTGCGGTTTGATACGCCGCGTTTACATGGCAACCACTAAAATGTCACTCACCAAAATATACAAGACTGATTCCAAGAAAGAAACCGAAGGCGTTACCGTTTCAATGCCTGCAAATGATGACGGTACAGTACCTTATTTCATCATTGCTCGCACTGGCGGCAAGTCTAATCAACGCTATCAAAAGGCGTTGGAACGCAATATGCGCCCTGTCCGCGCAGAACTTCGGTTGAAGACACTTGACAATCAACGTGCTGACGAACTGCTTATGGCTTCATTCGTTGAAGGTGCGTTACTGTCATGGGGCAATATTCCGCTGTCTGACGTGAGCGGTGTTGAAACTGACACAGGGTATTGCGAGTACAGCCAAGATAACGCGAAAAAGCTTCTTACGCGGCTTCCCGAACTTTACGCAGACTTGCAAGAACGCGCAGCAGATTTGACGTTGTTTCGTGAAGGTGAAGAAGACGCAAGCGCAAAAAACTAATCGAGGTTCTGTTCTATTTGCTTGACCTTGCACCGATAGAACAGAACATTGCGCGGCAAGCGGTGCAAGCCCGTAAGCCGCTGCCGACGAACATTCAAAACGCGCCGGAATTAGAACTAGGCTTGCAGTTGTATCTGCAAGCCTTTTTTGATTTAGATTCTGAACGTTCGCATGCATTCTCGTTAGTTCGAATTCCTTCATCGGCAGTTAGAAGATATGCATATGAATTTGATTTTGACGATGAACAAACAGAACTTCTAACGTTCTATATTGAACAGATGGACGGAGCGCATTTAAAGCGACTTCGGACAAAACAGGAATCAAAGTAATGGCTGACTTGCGCGACCTTGCCAACCGACTAACAGATTTGTCGCATGTTGGCTTTGACGCGCAGGCTAACCAACTTAAAATAAAAGTAGCTACAGAAATTGTGCGTTATCTAGTTCGTGCAACTCCTGTGGACACTTCACAAGCCATTTCGAATTGGCAAGTGACGCTTGGTGTAGCCAGTTCCCACATAGTGCCCGCAATTGTCAAAGGTAGGCAAGGTTCAACGTTCGAAGTTAGCGCAGACCAAGCACTTGAATTTGCGATTGCTGTAGCTAAGACCGCGAAGCCGGGCCAGAGTGTTTGGATTTCAAATAAGTTACCGTATATCCGTCGTTTGAATGATGGCTATTCAAGTCAAGCACCGGCGGGCTTTGTTGAAGCTGCGCAGTTAATCGGTCGCAAAATAGCAGAACAGGGATTGTAATGTCTTCAGAACCGATTGACATTGAAGTACGCGACAAAGTTTCAACTACTGTTCGCGATAAGCTGTTAAACATTGCAGCCGCTGCGCTTGAAGGCGCAAATAGCGTTGATAAGCTTAACGCTATGCTTGACAAGATTGACAGCTCATCAGTCGCTAAGTTGACTAAAGCGCAATCTGACCTTGAAAAACAAACAGCAAAAAACAACATTTCTTATTTGGCGCAAGAAACAGCGCTGAATAAGGCGATTGCCGCTGAAACCGCAGCCGAAACTGCGGCGCAAAAGTTGACCACGGCAAGCCTTCAGTCCGAAGCTGCACAACTCAAAGCCGCTGCTGCAGCCACCAAAACGGCTCAGGCGAGCGCGCAAGCGGCTACTGCGGTCAATGCCTTCGGTGAGACTGAAGCGGACGTTGCAGCCCGGTTAAACGGCGTTGCGCAGGCAGGTGCGGCACTTGCGAAGCAACAGCAGTCAATCTCCATCACTGCGGCTCAGGCAACCAACGCTGAAGCCGGGCTAGCTCGCGCGACGACAGCGAACGGCGCAGCCGCTGCGGGCGCTGCTACGCGATATTCAAGCTACATGAGTGCATTAAATACGCTTGGCAAAACTGGTGGTGCAAATGCTGCCGCTGCAGGCTTAAAAGATACCGCCGCTGCTGCTGATAAAGCGGCACTAGCTAATGCCGGTGTAACACGAGAATTGATCGTGCTTGGTCACGAAGCCATTAGCGGAAACTTTAGCCGTATTCCCGGTTCAATGTTGGTGCTTGCCGAACGCGTTAACGGTGTCGGCGCGGCGCTGTCTGCGTTAGTTGGGTTCCTCGGTCCTGTGGGTACTGTGCTTGCCATCTTGACAGCGGCAGGTGCTGCACTTGCTGCTGTGTTGGGGCTTGCCGACAATGCAAACAAGAAACTTCAAAACGGATTGTCTATTACCGGATTTATTTCTGGTTTGACGGCTGCGTCTTTGAAAGATTTAGCAAAGAACGTTGCTGATGTAAATGACATTAGTATTTCAAGCGCTAAAGATATAGTTTCTCAGTTAGCGCTTAGTGGTCAGTTCACTAAGGAACAGGTTTCACAACTCGCAACGGCTACAGTTGGGCTAGAACGTTCCACAAGTGAATCGTCAGACAAGATTATCAAAAGTTTTGATGAACTTGCAAAATCGCCTTTAGCTTATGCGGAAAACTTGGCGCGAACTACCGACATTATAAAGCCTGCTTTGTTGGCGCAGTTGGATCAACTGGATAAACAAGGTCAGAAGACAAAAGAGGTTGAACTTATTTCGCGCGCCTTATTTGACTATTTCAACGGAACGGCCCGCGAATCACTCACCGGAGTTTCCGGGTTCTGGCACATGCTCGGTACTGAAATTTCCGACGCTGGTTCAAAGCTTAAAGAGTTTGCAACACTTGACGTTTTCTCACCAACGCAACAACAACAGCTAGACGCGGCTGTAAACAAGTTTAATATTTTACAGACACTGCAAAATGCAGCGCGCAGCGTTGGTGGTAACGGTCTTGCGAATTTGCTGCAAGGCGGCATTGATACTCAACAGAATACGATTGATGGTATTCAAGCTGAAGCACAAGCGTTGTCTGATAAGGCTAAGGCAACTTCTGAAGCAAGAGCGCAAGACATTGCCGCTAATTTGGCGCTTAAAGAAGCATCAACTGCTTATGATGGTGCGCGCGGCAATGTTGAAAAGATGAACAATGAGCTAACCAAGTTCCGCACGAACTTGAAAACAATAGCCGATGATCCGAGACTAGCTAACACACCGCAAGCAACATCCTTGTTTGACAATGCTGCCGCAATTGAAGCGTCAATCCGCCGCAAGTATGCACCGCCAAAAACTGCTGCAACACCTGACGAAAACCGCGAAGCAATTCTAGCGAAGCAAACAGCAGCACTTGAAAAGCAATTGGTTGCTGTTGATCAATTGAACGGTGCCCGCGAAGCCGCTCAAAAGCTGCAAGAGATTGACGACAAGCTAGCTACCCACACTAAAGACGGGAGGCTTGCACCGCTTCAAGCTTTGGACGATGAAGAAAAGAACCGAATAACGATTTTGCTTGACCAAATTGCGGTTGCCAAACGTGTAGAAGCTGCACAAGAAAGTATTTATGCGAACGTGGCTGCACCGCTGCGGACTTTAAATGATGGCGAAGAAGCAATTACGAATCTTGTAAAAAATTACACGATTACAGCAGAGCAAGCTGCGCAAGCACAACGCGCGCTGAATTTTGCGTATAGCGCTGCGACTGATCCGCTTTTCCAGTTCAACAGAACTTTGAAGGATCAGAACGATTTGCTTGATGCTAATTTGGGCGTTAAGGAACGTGCTGCACGCCAAGCTGTTCAGCAAATAAATGCGACACTTGCGCCGCAAGGTAAATCACTTTCTAGTGACCAAGCGGCTACGGTTGAACGTGAAAATCTAGCACTTCAAAAACGCAATCAATACCAGTCTGAATATGACAGGCTTGTCGCAGCAAATCAGGGTCAAGCTGAAAACTTGGTGACACAACTTAACGCGCTTAATTCGGCATATGCGAAAGGCGCAATAAGTCAAAATCAGTATGCACAAGGATTTGTTCAAATTGGTTTACAGATGAACCAATTGCTGTTGGACAAAGGTGCGGGGTTTGCTAACTTTGAAAATGTTGCTCTTGGAGCTATCGGTAAGATTGTTGCTGGCTACAAAAACGCAATGGCTGGATTGTCCGAGACATTCGGCAATTTCTTTACGCAGCTTGAAGATGGATTTGCAAACAGTATAGGTAAAGCAATTGTCTACGGCGGAAGCTTGAAAGACTCATTGTTGGATGTTGCGCGACAAGGTGTGTCTGCGCTTATTTCATCTTTGGTCAAACTCGGTATTCAATACGTTGTCAATGCGGGGCTAGGTACAACCATTGCTGCTACAGCCCTTGCTGCCACCACTGCAGCTAGCGTCGCAGCCGCTACTACTACTGCGATTGCATGGGCTCCTGCAGCGGCTGCTGTTTCGTTGGCCTCGTTCGGTGCAAACTCTATTCCAGCGTCAGAGGGTATTGTCGCTACTTATGCGCTTACTGACGTTTTAAGTAGCCTTGGTGCTTTTGAACAAGGCGGATATACAGGTAATGTTGGTACAAGCCAAATTGCGGGCGTTGTGCATGGTCAAGAGTTTGTCGTCAATGCGCAAGCCACACGAAACAATCTAGGTGCTTTGCAGGCAATGAATTCTGGCGCATCGGGTAGTTCTCCTGCTGCTAAAGTTGTCATTGAAGACCATACTTCGGGCGGTGTGAACTTCCAATCTGTCCAAGGTATGACCACTGGTGAAGTTAGATTGATTGCTCGTGATGAAGCTAAAGCCGAAGTTCAACGGAGTGCAGGTCGTGTAGTATCTGGCGAACTTAACAACCCTAATAGTGATATGAGTAAGTCTGTGGCTCGTAACACAAGCGCACAACGTCAACGCTAATGACTTACCCTATTCAAAAGTTGCTAGAAAAGCCTGATGAGTCAGGCTATGCAGTTACTGAATATCAGAACTCGTTAGCTTCGGCTAATGTTGATGGTGGAATGCCGCGCACTAGACTTGATGAGATAGGTGCAGGCAGATTCATAACTGTTAAATGGTCAGGACAACCAAAACGTTTTCAGAAGGTTCGCGATTTCTTTACGCAAAATCTTGCTTTAAATTGCCCTCAGTTTAAGCTTGATTTGATTGTCAGCGATTCAGGCTATGACGAATATCTATGCCGAATTCTACCTAACACGATAAAAACAGCTACGCCTGTAGGTCTGTATTGGGTGATTCAGGTAACGCTTGAAGTTGCGCCGCGCGATGACGAACCTTTGCTAAGTTCATTACTTTTAGGCTTAAGGTTTGATAACAATTTTCTTGATGAAGCTGGAAACTTCATATTTACAGATTCTGGCGTAACTTTCGAAACCATATCGCCAAAGTTTGGTATTGCTGATGCAGTTTTTGATGGAACGTCAATTATATATTCTGACAATCGTGATATATTGACTCTAGGTAATAGAAACTTTCAAATTTCAGGGTGGGTTACGTTAGATAACTATGATTCATTTCATACGTTGTTCTTGATGCAAGCCGGTGTTAGCGGTGGCGGCGGAACATTATTTGGCGGTGACGCGCAGCAAATACTAATTGGTGTTGACGTAACTACGTTACCTTATGGCCAACTGAGAGTGCTATATCCGTGCATAGGTTCTGGCGATTCTCTAGATGCACCTGAATTTGATCAAGGTGGTCAACGTCTTAAAGTTATTGATACCACAATTATAGAATTAAGTACAGCTACACATATAGCGGTAGTTCAAGATGAAACTAGTTTCCGTGCTTATGTAGGTGGTGTTAAAGTAGCTGAAGATATAACGCATAGGCTATATTATGCAACTGATTTCACTAATCAATGCGTAATAATGGGGGCAGCTTATGCTGGTGGTGGATGGCCCGGAGCCTACGCAGCATATCTTCACGGAAAATTAGATGATTGGTCTATGAAGTTAGATACTGTAGACTTCACAGGTGATTCATTTACGCCCCCAACGCAGCCGTTTAAAGTAGGCTTACCGCTATTGCCATACGCACCGGATCAAGCTAATTACGCCGTTTCTGATGGTTCAGATAGACTTGCAAGCCAACCCGGTCCTGTGGGCAACTACAGGCGCAATCTATTAAACACAAATCGCGTTGTTGATGTATCATGGCAGTGTGATGCTGCGATGTATTCTTATCTTGCTGAATACTATCGCACATTTGTTTCACTAGGTGGTGATTCATTCGAATGTGACCTATTTTTAGAAACTACTGATTTAAAAAGATTTGAGTGCGTTTTTGTATATGGTAGTTTTGGGCTATCAAATATTCAAGGTGAAACATATTCAGTAAAGGCACAATTTAGTGTCAAACCTGATGTTTATGACGTAGACAAGTTGCCGTTTGTAAATTCAGGTAATTTACTTAAATCGGTGTTTAGTGTTAATACAGGAACGTATATTCTTTCTGGTAAAAATGTACTCTTTGGGCTTGCAGTAACGCATTTTGGTGTTGATGCTGGTGTTTATACGCTAGGTGGTATTAATGCAAAACTAATGCAATCCCCACGTTCTGTACCGGTTGATTCAGGATCGTATAGTCTTACGGGTATTGATATAAATACTACTATAATTCCTAGCCCTGATAGCATTTTTGCAGAAACTGGTATTTATAATATTACAGGAAATGCGGCAGGTCTTAATAAAGCACTGGCTAACGGTATACTTGTTATGCGTGATGGTGTTATCGTAACGCGTGAAATAGTTCCGGGCAATGCTCATATAACTATCGTCAATCAAGACGGCCACGATGGCAATATTGAAATTTCGTCGGGTGGATACATTGAAACGGAGTAAAGCTGTGTTTAAGTTTCTTGCTTTTGTTTTCGCTTTCTTTGCAAGTTTCAATGCTGATGCGCAAAAGATAAGCGCAATGCCGTCAGCTACTACGTTGTCAGGAACTGAATATATTTCAGGCGTACAAAGTGGCGCTAATGTAAAAATTACACCCGCTCAGGTACTTACTTATATATTATCAAGTTTGCCCGGTTCGTCTATATCAACCATAAATTTGACAACGACAGGGCTAGCGTTAACTGCGGCTAGTGGAACTGGCAGTGCAGGGTTTAGGTTACCTCCCGGTACTGCGCCAACTTCGCCTGTAAATGGCGACATTTGGACTACCATTTCAGGATTATTTGCACGTATTAACGGCACAACTGTTGGACCGTTCGGGGCTGGCAGTGCAGGCACTGTCACAAATACAGGTGGGTCACTTACTGCGAATAGATTGGTTATTGGCGTCGGTTCTAATGATATTGCTGTATTAGGTTCTTTAGGCGCGACGACAACGCTTTTGCACGGCAATGCAAGTGGTGCGCCTACTTTTAGTTCAGTCTCACTTACCGCCGATGTAAGCGGTAACCTTCCGGTAACTAATTTAAACAGCGGTACAAGTGCCTCAAGTTCTACTTTTTGGCGCGGTGATGGTTCGTGGGCTACTCCGAGTGGATCGGTTGCAGGGTCAAACACCTATGTTCAATATAATAATTCAGGTATTCTTGGTGCTACATCAACGTTTAATTACACATCAGGCACTGATACTTTAGCTGTTGGAAAACTAACCACTACCGGGTTAATTCTTACACCTGCTAGTGCAACTGGTGGTGCTGGTTTTAGATTGCCGCATGGTTCCGCACCAACGTCACCTACTAATGGCGATGTTTGGACAACGACTACTGGATTGTTTGCACGAGTTAACGGTGCAACAGTTGGGCCATATATAGCGTCAGCTAGTATTACAGGGTTTACCGCGTCTTTAAATACAGCATCACCAAATAATACGGTAAATGCCGCGCGCTTTTTAACTAACACAGCAAGCACAGACGGCGATATTGTTTTACAACCTAAAGGTATAGGTTCTGTACTTGCCCAACTTCCAGATGGTACGACTACAGGGGGTGATAAAAGAGGAACGCAGGCTGTTGATTTGCAGACAGCGCGCGGCGCAACATCTGAAGTTGCATCAGGCCAACGATCCGTAATCGCAGGTGGTTATCGCAATACTTCATCTAACAGCGCTTCAACTGTTTCCGGTGGAGAATTTGGAATAGCTTCCGGCCAAGATGCTACTATTGGTGGCGGTACTTCAAATACCGCTAGCGGAATTTCATCTACAGTACCCGGTGGTTCAAGTGGAACAGCAAGCGGTGACTACTCTGGCGTACTTCATGGATATGCAAATGTTGCTAGTGGTGATTATTCTCAATCATCAGGTAGAGAAGCATCAACACGAAGTATTCAAGGTTCAAGGGCTTTTGCAGTTGGTAATGTAAGCGGTAATCCGGGATCAATGCAAGTATCCGATTATCTTCAACGTGCAGCTACTACAGGATCAACAACAACTGCAATTGCTGCATTTGGCGCAGCAGCAAATTCAACTAATGTTCCCGTTTTACCAAACTTAACAGCAAGAGCATGCCGGGGCATAGTAGTTGGCATTGCAACACCAACAGGCAATGCCGCTGGTTTTATTTTATCGGGAACAATAAAACGCGGAGCTAACGCAGCAGCTACTGCGATGGTTGGCACGCCTACATCGGTAACTACAGGTTCTGATGTGTCATTATCAACTGCTACAGCAGTATTTGCAGCAGATACAACATTAGGCGCTTTAGTAATAAACGTCACAGGTATTGCTGCAACATATATTGAGTGGGTTGGAACTATAGAATGCGTTGAGACTGATTAAAATGAGCGCCCTAACTGAATTCTTTCTAGGTTCTAAACGTCAAGTAGTTCAATTAGAACTACTTGAGATTTCCCATCCTAGTTTTAGCAGGACGTTTTATATCGTCAGAAATAATCGAAACGGCGTTACTGTAGTTATTGAAACTAGCGTTTCGCAGTTTTTTGAATATATGCCGCTTAAAGTAACTGGCAGCGGTGCTCGTGATGACTTGGACACCGGCATTCAAGTTTCGTTTGGTGATTTAGGCGAAGTCATTCCGAAAGAACTTGAACGTATAGAGCGTGATGATAGCGCATACATAAATCCACAAGTAAAATATCGTATCTATAAAAGCGACGATTTGACACAGCCACTAATCGGACCTTATGCGTTTGAAATAACTGCATTGTCGAATAATAATAAAGGTGCATCGTTTGAAGCCAAAGCACCCGGCTTGAACTTTAGCAAAACCGGGGAACTGTATCGAGTAGATCGGTTTCCGATGCTGCGCGGCTTTCTATGAATAGCATTGACAAATGGCTTGACAAGCGCTATCGACGTAGCGTTTACACTTGCTCAGACTTTTGCCGTGAAGTGTGGGCAGACCTGACAGGCGTCGATATCGCTCCGGCTTTGATAGGGCTCCTACAGGCTCATGATGGACGCGGTTTGCGTCGTGAGCACGTTAGACACTTTAAAGCCCTTGCAGAGCCTCTAGACCCGTGCCTTGTTGTCATGCAGCGCCCCAAGTCACCGGTTCATCTGGCAATCTACATCAGAGGTAAAGTTCTACAGATAACAGAACGCGGTGTTGAATTCAGTGAAATTCATGTCGCTACGCAATTTCACAAGTCGTACCGTTTCATAACATGCACACCCTAACTATTGTTCCTGATATTTTCAATTTAAGCAGTTGGAAAACTGTTAAGACTGACAATATTTGCGCAACGTTGCTGAATAGGTTTGAACATTTTCCAGATACAGCGCGCATCTATCATAAAAATGTGTCTGTTGAAAATGACATTACGCCAAAAAACCAAGCTGATGTTGACACACTTGAAAAACTTTCAGGTACTTTTTGGGTTGTCGTTTATCCCGGAACCGGTGTTGAAGAACTTGTATATATTGCATATGCATTAATTGCAGTTGTTGCAATTGTAGCGATTACGAATCGTCCTAAGATTCCTAACAGCACTTCACGCAACTATCAAAGTTCATCGCCAAATAACGATCTATCGCAGCGTACTAATACAGCTAGAGTTAATTCGCGTATTCCAGATATTTACGGCACAGTTAGGTCAACACCTGATTTGCTAGCTGTTCCATATAGCGTATTCAATAATAATATTGAATTCGAATATTGCTATATGTGCGTAGGCCGCGGAAGCTATGATATTTCTGCTGATACAGTTCGCGATGGGCAGACTGTATCGTCAAAAATTGAAGGCGAATCGGTAGAAATTTTCGGTCCAAATACTTCGCCGAATACTGGTGATAGCCCACAGCTTAGAATCGGCGACGCAATCACCAGATTAGTAATTTCCGCAGTTCGTTCAAAGTCTGTTAATGGACAAGTTCTAGTCGGTCCTAACGAAAGTTCGTCGTCTGTTCTTTATGCAAATTTGGTTTCATTTGAATATCCAAATAGGATTACTGCAATTACTGGAAACCCAGTAACTTTTGCCGGTGTATATACGGCAGGAGACACTATTGTAATTACAACACCTACAGTTGTTGGTGGTAGCAATGCTGCAGGAATTGCATTATTTAATGGCAATCAAACTTTCTTCCCGTCAGCGGTTCCGAGAAATGTTAAGTTTCATACTGACGGTTCGCTTGAATTCGACGCAGGATTTTTGGCTACTTTATATGATACGTATCTTGTTTCTTCTGGTGATTCTGGCGATACGTTTGCATCAGGCGTTGGCCCCGGTCACTATGTGGAAATAACTAGCGCCGTCATAAATATCGGCGGAACCGATTACGATTTTTCAGGCAAATACTTATCATCGCATGATAGTGGTGATTTCATGTATTTGGTAAACGCAAGTGATTGCAATTCGTCTTGGTCGCACCTTACAGGTTCAGAAGCTGCTGTATCTGTGACGTTTGCAAATACGTCAATTCTTAGAGTTAATTTCACAGGAACTTATGATGTTTTTAGCATAGCTGATAAGCTTATGACTGTTGACAATCCTGCAAATTATCTGAATGCGGGTTCTTGGCTTTGGGCGTCAACTGGTGAACTGAATTTCAATGGTGGCGATTCAAGCTACGGGTCTGACGGTGATACTGTGACAATTGGGATTGGATTTGCAGATTCGGGATGGGTAGGGCCGTTCGTTCTTGACGTAACCACGACTACACAAGTCATTGCAAATTATGTAGCCCTGAACGGTATGTACGCAGACGATGGAACTTCGCAAACTGAAGTTGACGTTACCATTCAGTTAGGTGCAACGCCGTGCCTTTCTGATGGCACAGCCACCGGGCCTGAATCCTACTTCACAGTCACTATTTTTGGTTCTGATACTGTTCAATCGACAAGGGCGGCAACGCTGTTCGCTGATCTAGCTACGCCCGGTCGGTACATGATTAGGTCGCGTCGTTTGACGCCTAAGAACTTGACGTTTTCAGGGACAGTAGTTGATGAGGTTAAATGGCGTGACGTTTACTCATCTAGTCCTGTGGGTAGTATCGCGTTTGGCGATGTGACTACAGTTCACGCAGTGACACAAGCTACACAAGCTGCGCTTGCCATTTCAGAACGTCAAATCAACATGCTGGTTACTAGAAAGCTTCCAGCATACAACAGCGGTACAAATACGTTCGGAACTACGCTTGTTGCAACAAATAATGCAGCGGATATTATCTCTGCAATTTGTCTTGATCCTAAGATTGGAAAGCGTCAGTTCTCAGAAGTCAACTTCCCACAAATTTACACAACACTTGCCGCTGTAGTTTCGTATTTTGGAATCTCGCTAGCAGGTGAATTTTCGTACACATTTGACAGTGATAATCTGTCATTTGAAGAAATGATTTCGACAATTTCTCAAGTTGTGTTTTGTACTGCGCACCGACGCGGACGAGTTATTGAACTTTTGTTTGAACGTCAAACGTCAGACAGCGTATTGCTTTTCAATCATCGCAATAAACTTCCGGGTTCAGAGCAACGGACTACCAGCTTTGGCGCAATCAATAACAACGATGGAATTGAATATGATTACGTCGATCCTAGCGACGATGCTGTCGTAACTTTTTACGTGCCGATAGACAGAACAGCAGTAAACCCAAAGAAACTACAGTCAGTAGGTGTACGCTCTACCGAACAAGCACACTTGCATGCATTCAGAGAATACAACCGGCTGCGCTATCAAACTCGCGCGGTAAGTTTTGATGCCACACAAGAATCTGAATTGATTTCCACAGGTAGCCGCATTCTGATAACTGACAATACGCGCCCTGACGTTCAGGACGGAGAAATAGTTGATCAGAACGGATTGCTAGTTCAGTTGTCGCAGCCAGCAACGATACTTGCAGGTGCAGAGTACGTTATATTTTTACAGCTTAAGTCGGGAATTGTCGAAATGATAGACATAAGCGCCGGTGCTGATTCGTATCATGCGGTTTTGTCTACTGCACCTTCTGAAGAGCTAGTGGTTGATGACTCGTCATCTGTAAAGACTCTTTACCAAATCGTCAAAAGCGTTGACGCTGACAAGGTAAACAATCGAGGTTTCTTGCTAACTGAAAAGACACCGCAAAGTAATTTCGTAAATACACTTACTGCTGTAAATTACGATGACCGTTACTATGCTAACGATCTAGATTTTTTCTAGAACAAGCTGCCGGGTGCTTTGTTGTACCCAATATCGACCAACGCTTTAAGTGCCATAGACGAATAACGGTCATGGTCAAGGTTTGCAGGGAATTCGTCAGGTAAATCCATCATAGGAACTGCGCCGTAGCTATTCGGAACTGTATTTCCGGAATCAACGGAATTGATCGTATTTTTCGATCCCTTTCCGTACATCCAACGCACTGTCTTTCCAAGAAATAGTCCGTTGATGTGTCCGCCACCGCGCACATTTTCAACACACACAAAGCGGCGCAAATCGCTGCACTCACGAATAGTCTTGATAATTGGTTGACCTTTCGTTAGATACGCGACAACTGCGTCAGCAACAATCAATGCGTCAGGATTCTTTGAAAGTCGTGTGTTGCCAGTCGATCCCTTTTCACTATAGGCGCCTTTAACCTTGACTTCGCCGTCGGTTTTCACAGCAATGTAGTTGTTAACGTCACGACTATAGATTGCGCTGTAAGCCGTTTCCTCAGTCTTTAGGTTAGATAACGCTTCGAAGCCCTTCACGATGGCTTCAAACGTCGCGCGCCGGCTTTCGTGCATGTTGACTACAAAGCCGTCAGTGTTAGCGGACACAACTGCAATACCAGCCATTTCGCAAGCTTCAATGAGCATAAGAAGCGTTAGTTGCCCGGTCACTGTTGTTTGAATCAAAAGGTCAGGCGAATAGATAATTGAGAAAACTGAGCCAAGCTTGCCAAAGATTCCGTTAATCGTAATTTTCAATGAATCGGCTTCAACCTTCCAAGCTTTTTCGCCTTCTTTATCACCTGTCTTTTTGCATATTGTTGCCTGCGCTTTTGCGTGCAAACGGCGTTCAACTAAACGACTAAAAACGGTAAGAAATGCGCGTCCTAAATGCGATGGATACCATTCGTTATTCAGAATCATTTTCGGGTAGAACGATTCAAAGTCTGTGTCAAACAGACCTAGACCGCTTCCCGGTTTTATAATGATGCTCTGCGCGCTTTCTGTTGAGTGCAAACCCCCTAGTCCTAGGGTGTAGCGTTTGCCGTTTATAACGGCAGTCATTGGCGGGATTTTTAGTTCTTTGTTACCGGCTAGTTCATCACATTTTGGTGATCCGTTAGCGCGCAACGTAAACTGACAGCGCTTCACACGCTCTAGCAATTCCTGTAGTTGAGGTGTCTGAAAATGTATGTATTCGGGCGGTGTGTAGGCAAAGGTATAGCCTAAGTCGAAATCAGGTTTGTACGGTCTACGGCCGTTCAGTTTCGTAAGTTCACTTATGATCACAGCTTCTGAAATCTGCGCATCAGACTTCGAACGTAGCTCGATACCATCATACATTTTCGACAGATTTACACGTAATCCGATTTGCTCGCTAAGTTCATCAGCTAGTAAGCCTGTATTTTGGTTGTCAACAAAGCAATATTCGCGAACCTTTACGCTTTGCTGCGCTGTAAGGATTGACGCTTCATGATACGGCAATTCCTGTAAGCGTTTCGCATGCATGCGAGCCGCGTACTTCTTAAGAGAATCCGTCAACGGCGCGACTTCAAATAGGTCATACGTATTGACTTTTCTAAGTAGCTTAAACTTATATTTTTCTGCAATATCGTTTTCGCGCAAACCACTTTTAATTATGTCGTTTGAAATGTCTTTCAACGTTGAACAATTGAACCCATGAATCATGGCAGCAGCCATAATCAAGTCATAACGATTTGAATTGAATCCAACCGTACAGACTTGATACATGATGAATGAAATCAAATCTGTCTGCATCCGCTCGCCGTCTGTCATTTCGACATAGCAAAACCGTTTAGTCTCGCGAGACATGAAAACAATTAGCGAATAGTTCCTGTAAATTTCAATGTCGAATGTAAACTCTTTGCCCACAGATGCGAGCATTTCGTCATACGTCATCAGGTCGAATGAAATCGCCGGTCGATCAACCGCAGTCAATTCAACCTTTGAACGGAAGCGTTTGCTTAGACCTTTACCGGGTTCGAAAAACATAATTAAAACGGCACGTCATCACTATAAGAATCGTTATGAATCGACAGCGCACCGCGCAACCGTTCACCCGTGATTACTGCCGCTTTGTCTTTAGCTTTATCACAGTCAAGTGTCTTTGCAAGCTTGCTTATTTGCTGTAGGTCTTTCAAGCCAAACGACAGACCGCCGCGCAGACCTGATACGGCATGTTCGGCCTTTTCTGTCTCACCCGCAATGACTTCTATCATGTCATCTTTGAACCGAACAAATGCACCCGGTTGTGCGAAGTCTGACAGAACATCAATTGATGTAAACAAAGTATCGGGTATCGGTGTGCGGTTGCTTGACGTTTGTTCGAATAGCTTATCAACGTTCGGCCATTTGTCTTCAAACAATTGCGTCCGAAGCCAGCTTTTATCTTCGAAATGAAACGTTGCACTGCGACCTGAAAACCCGAATCCGACAAGCGGTTTCGCAATCTTTATCAATGCTGTTACGGCAGGCTTTGGAAGCACCCAATACGGCGGCATGTCGAAACCGTGCCAGTATTCCAGCACGACACGGCCCGTTGTTGCGGTCAAGGTCTGACCGCGCCCGAGCAAGCTTGCCAGATGCACAGCGACACCCCCGTCCGCAGCTAGGTGCGAAATAGCCCGACAGGCGTCACGGAAGGGCTCACCAAGCGCCGCAATCGGCGGGTCTGCCCATGACACTATCATTGACTCCAAAGCGACGCAGGGCACGACTACGCGCAAGGCACCGGACTTGACTGAAATCCGGTCAGCATCTATTTGCGTCAGGCTTACGGTATCGCCGCAACGTCGAAGCGCTGCAATCATGCGGCTTGTCTGTGGGCACGAAGTTAGATCGTCAGGAACAGGACAACCCATTGTCAATGCGTTACCGCTGGCAACGGCCCAACCGTCACGAACAATACAATGCGTTTGAATGTACGTGCCGATATTCTTCTGAGCTAACGCGACGAATTCCAACGCTTGCAAAAGCGTATTAGCTTCTTTCTTTTCTTCAGCGACTTTAACGCTTTTACGTGCTCGGGTTGCCATGTCATTCCTTTATCATTTTATCGGGCGCATGCAGCAAGTGATGATGCCTTGGGCATAACCAATCAATTTCAAGCGGCTTACTATAATCAGCATGATGAGCATGGCCTTTTTCACCGCAAACCCTACACGGTTGCCTAATCAGTCGCCCTATTTTAATTTCATATGCTACTTTGTTATGCGCTTTATAGGCTTCTGGATTATCTTTGCGCCAAGTCATTGTTCTTAAGAAATTGGCAACTTGCCTGTCTTCGTTTACGGCATGTCTAGACCTGTCATATTCTCTGACCGAATCATTTTCGCTTCTATGTTGTCTAACGTCAGCCCTAGCACAAGTTTTGCATTTATTCAAATGTCCGTCAGCCATGAACGGATGACTATAAAACTCGCTAAGGTCTTTAATTTCCAAACACTTAAAACACTGTTTCACTTTTGGCCCCTGCCGAAAACTTGTATTCTAAGTCTTCGTCAGGGGATAGTCAAAAGGGATATCATCTTTGTCACGATACAGGTTGCATCCAAATGCTATAATTCGCGCTGGCGGGCGCTGCCCGTTAGCTGCGTTGCATTCCTCTGTCGATTCTCTAAAATGTTCGCAGCTTATGCAACTTGGCGTCAAGCCGTCTTGACCATCTTTACCTGCATAGCGACGTAATACCTTTTCAAGTTCGTGACCGACGCCTATAAGCGTTAGCGCTCTGAAACTAATATTCGACACTTTGCACCTCAGGCTGTGGTCTATTCGTCCATACTCGAATCGACTTAGGAACTTTCAATTGTGACGCTATCGACAATGCTGCATCTGTAGCACTCGGAAATGGAGCACAGTTAGAAGGATTCGGCGGTTCGTATGCATGTCGTTGGTGCCACCAATCGCGCGATTTTTTAGCAGCAAGGCTTTTCGGGTCAGAGTCAAGAAACACCCATTCAGTATATGGTGTCATGCCTACAAGATACGTCACACGCATACACGGCGGTCTAAGCGTTATCGAACCGTCAGGATTGGTTATTTTTTTCTGATGGCGACCGTACAAAACCCGCTTAACGGGGAACGTTTCGATAATCGGCGCATCGCTGCGTATAAGTTCATCCGTGCTTGCTGTAGAAAGTAGTTTTTCTTGAAACGTGAATTCGTAACCGCAGCAATAACAAATACGTGCCGAAGCCGGGCAATATATGCCGCATTGTTCACATATTCGCACCGGGGCATCGCCGCCACCGCCGCCTGATTTCGTCGGAATTTTTGGATCATTGATTGGTCCTAAACGTCTTGTGTTTCCAGCGAAATCTAAAACTAACGTATCTCGTTTTCCAGTATCATGACTTGGCCTAGTTCCGCGCCCCAACATTTGAACGTGAAGCCCTGGTGATTGTGTCGGTCGCATTCCGCCGATCAAATCAATAGGTGGATGGTCAAACCCAGTCGTTAACTTGTTCATGTTAACGGCGCAACGCATTTGTCCCGACTTAAACGCGCTAATGAATGCGTTATTTTCATCATCACTATTTCCACTATGAATCGCACCCGCACTCACTCCGAATTCGTCGCGAAGAATTGCGGCAATTCGTTCTGAGTGGTGAATGCCCGATGCAAAAATCATCCAGCAATCGCGGTCCGCTCCAAAGTGTACTAATTCTGCCAAACAAGCGCGCGTCAAAGTGTCCTTGTCAACTGCCTTTTCTAGCTCGCCTTTGTTGAATTCTCCATTGCTTATTCCGACTTTTGAAACGTCAAATGTTGTGTTGGTTTTCTTCGGATAAAGCGGACATAAAAAGCCTTCTGCAACAAGCTGATTGAACCCCTTTATATCTGTCATGTCGTAACAGATATCGGTAAAAATTCCATCACCATCTGTCAATGAACCTTGACCCATGCGATAGGCTGTAGCTGTCAAGCCCACAATGAATATGTCAGGATTCATAGCGCGAAGCTTCGCTATTAGAACCTGATACATTGAGGCAGATTTTGGACTTAGCAAATGCGCTTCATCAATAATCAAAATGTCTATCCAACCGAATAATTCAGCTTTCTTGTAGACACTTTGCACGCCGCAAAACGTTATAGGCATACCCATATCACGCGACTTCAAACCTGCGCTGTAAATACCAAGTGGTGCAAGCGGCCAGATTTCTAAAAGCTTTGCTGCGTTTTGGCTGATAAGTTCCTTGACGTGCGTTGCCATCATTACGCGAGTTCGGGGAGCGCGCGACATTACCTGACGCGTAAAGTCACCTACAACATATCCTTTTCCAGTTCCTGTGGGCAATGCTATTAATGGCGCTTGGTCGCGCGTACCTTTGGCCTGCACGAATTCGAACAGGCTTTGAATAGCACCAGCTTGATACCAACGGGCTTGCATGTTAGGGCTTGTAAATGCTTATCCATTCGGGACAACCGGCAATAATAGCGGCTTCAGGAATAATTGCATTCCATTTACCGCAGTGCCATTCTTTGTTGTCCTGAGCCGATGCGTAACTACAGCTACGGCAATTCTTTTCAACAGGTTGACGGTAATAGCAAACGTCTTTGAAATTGCAATATTTGCAGACTTCGGCGGCGGGATTTTCAGCAGCGCGCGGCGGTGGTACTTGAGACAGAATTATTACTCTGGCTTTGTCTTCTAGTTTCTTACCTCGGTCATGGTCTAGTTTGACTATTTCAGAATGAATATTATCATCATTCTTGCATACGTTCAGATAAAGGCCCCATTTGTAGCCTTTGATGTATCCATACGTATTCATTTGGTCAAAGTGCTGCGGCTTCGCAACTACAATACCTTTATCAAGTAGCTTGTTGAAATTTGGTCCTGTTCCGTTAGTCTTGTATTCTAATAGTAACGGATACGGATAATTGAATTTCGCAGGTAAAATTACTTCACCATCTTGCGAACCACCAAAGTGACCACCAATAGCGTTAACGCGCCATTGTTTGCCTGTTTCGGGGTCAAGCGGGCGAACATCATATCCGCTGTGTGCAAGCCATTCGTTGAAGCGAATTTCTTCGCGATGCCCTCGATTTAATAGGCGCAACTGTCTACCTTGAAACGGAAAGTTATAAACCCAACGGAAAACAAACCAAAGTTTGCGGTAACACGTTTCACCAATGATCGACGCGCCTAGGTGTTTTCTGTGTCCGTCTGTGTAGAGTTCTACCGCCGCGCGGTCGATATCTTCCAGAACTTCCCGCGCAACTTTCTTAGCTACGCCGGGTGCGCCTAGATCAAGTTCTTGTGTCATGGAAGCTTCAAGTAAAGACACCGGCAGTCATGCCGGTGTCTAGCGTCATCTAGTGACGATTAGCGCGGTGCAGCCCAAGCCGGTGCGCCGCTGCCCGGCGTGGCGGCAGGTTGACCGGCAGGAACCGGTGTCCAAGCAGCGGCAGCAGGTGCAGGTGCAGCCGCTGGCGGAGCAAAGCCGGGCGCGGCTACGGGTGCTGCTGCCGGTGCGGCGCTAGACGGCCCCCAAGCTGCAGTTGCGGGTGCGGCAGGCGCTGCTGCAGTACCGGGAGTCCACGGGGCAGGCGCGGGCGCTTGTGTGCTCGGTGCAGGTGCTGCGCTAGGTGCCGCAACCTTACCTTTGACACCCGGCTGTCCGGGCTTGTCGCCGTTCTTGTCAAGTACGCCCTTGATTTGCGTCCGAGTCGGATATTGTGGATCGTTTTGGCTTTCAACGACAGCGATAAACGGCGAGTTCTGCAGTTCGTCAGTATCGCCAATGTCGTATTTGCCGGTGACATGACAAATAGCGGAAAGCTGTTCGTAAGCAATCCGCACAGCTTCTTGCGAACCGGTGTGATACAAATTCAGACGATAGAGCGCTTCAGAACCTTTTGCCGGGCCTTCATAGCAAGCAATCGTCAGCACGAGTTGATGACCCGTGCTTGGGTCTTTGTTCGCAACTACTTCTGTTTTCTTGATGTAAACAAAATGATTGCCAACAGGCAATCCGCCACCGCCGTCAGGGTCTGCAGGTCGCACTTGCTGTGCGTTGAATCGTTGTGGAAGTTGTGCCATGAATAACTTTCTTTGCAAAGATGCCGCGTTGACGTTGCGACGTTGACGTTACTTTTCAGTAAATGGCGCCTGCCGGTATCCCGTTATTTCTTTCGAAACTCGGTAGCGATATTCTTCCGGCTCAGGCATTGACTGACATAAATATTGTAGTTTGTCCTACATATATTTGATATGAATTAGCCTAATCTAGTAATTCCCCTAAACTCTGAAAGTCAATATGACTACTTCACCCATCACACCGGCAAACAAAAACACGCCGGTTCATAACCCAACGAATCCGCCGAATCCGAATCCTAGACCGCAAGGCGATAATCCGCCTGTGCCGCCGAAGTCAAAGTAATGTTATGACATTGCTTTAGCGAATAGTTTCGTCAAGTTCGGTTCTTCGAATTCGTCAAGCTTACCGCTACGGTCGCGGGCAGTTATTGTATCACTGCCTTTACACCGAAAATAGGGCCATTCACCGGTAACTCCGGGGATTGGCCCTTTATTCACTTGGCAGACCAAATCGTATTTGTGGCTTACTTTCATCGGCAAATCTTGACCGGGGAAATACGGTTGAACCCTGCGGTTCGTCGTAATTGTAGGAACACCGCCAATAAATGACGTTGACACAGTTTCAAGCGCACTCTGTTTGCAAATTATGTAAACGTGTTTGCGCTTCAAATGGTACAAACCATCAAACCAATCTGTGCATTGTTTCGACATTTCACCATAGGCTTTACGCCCGTCTTTATTCACTGCGAACTTTTCACGCAAGATGATTTCTGCAAGCTCGCTACCTGAGTCAATACCCACAGTGTCGAATTGATCGACTTCGCGAGACTGAAATAGCCAATCGAAAAACTCACCGATGCGTTTGCCATCTGGCGCGGCATAGCATGGCACACGACTTTGACGCATCGACAACATGCCCGGCTCACAAACCAACATAAACGGCCTTTGTGCTGTTTCGATCAATGGAGTTTTGCCAGAACCGGGAGGGCCATAAAAAATGCCTTTGACGCCTGATTGTTGCGCTAGTTGGTTTGCTGGTACTAGATCGCGTTGGTTCATTCTTCTTCGCCCGGAAATTCTTCTATCAATAGCGTCATGCGAAGCATAATACCGACAGCAATAATGCGACCGATTTCGCCGTGTTCTGCGTTCATATGGCGCATACGAAATTCAGCAGGCTTGCATGATTCGTCAATGATTGTATTTAGTTCAGCGACTAGCGAGGCAGGAAGTGTTGCCATTGCTTCGCCATAATTGTGCACGACTTTTAAAGTCTCTGGGTCTTTACTTTCGAATGCCATGTTAATCCTTAGTTGGTGCCAGCGGTCGGAATCGAACCGACACAGCCTAAGCCTGCGAATTTTAAGTCCGCTACGTCTACCAGTTTCGTCACGCTGGCTAAATTATTTATATCAACGGACGCCAGCTTATCGGCATCGACGCTTTCGCTGCCTGTTCCCGCGCACGCCATTACGTGTCATGGTTGACGCCCGTTGATATAAAAGCCGGTTACGGTATCCGGCGTATTTCTACCGTGCGTTTTGCCTAGGTGCTGCAACCAAACCTAGCTTGAAGTCCTATAAAGTTGACGGCGCAGCGCTTCAAGACACTGCCGTCTAACTGCCGGTTACCTTGATCCGGCTTGGCATATTCATTTAACTAACGCCAAGGTCATTTAGGCTAGTCATTAATACTGCATACGTCAGACTATTATGGCGAAACTTCCGCCTGCAATTGAGTATGTCAGTCAAAGAGCACTTCGGCTAGGCTGCGCTGGCTACCGAAAATGGCGCGGGCGACAATCAAACTTTCGTTTCCGAAGTTTTGGAAACCTACAGGGTTTACCATTCTGACTCGCTAATTCGTGCAGATCGTCCTCTGTGCCAGCTACTCACTATCCGTAATCGGTACGGAAACCGGAATCTAGCAAACTACAGGCGGTGACCAACCGAATATAGGTCTGTTTGCTATCAACATTATACGCTAGGTAAAATACGTCTAGCGTTTCGGGCTATTAGCCCTGATCAGTAATGTTTATTTCAAACCACGAATAATTGATAAAAGGCTATCACGTTGCAGTTGTGATTCGGTTTGTTTTGCCGACTCCGCCGACCAC